TGGCAGAGACCGTCATCACTTGATGCACCGCCTGCGCCAGATGGTTATATCCATCGTTGGATAAGAGCAGAAGTTCAAGGATACCAGGACACTAAGAACGTGATTAGTCGTCTTCGTGAAGGCTATGAATTAGTAAGAGCGGATGAATATCCTGACTGGCAATTACCAACAATTGAAGATGGTAAACACGCAGGGGTCATTGGAGTAGGTGGCTTATTGCTGGCTCGCATTCCAGAAGAGATTATTAAACAACGTAATGCTTATTATGAGGGCTTAACTCAAGACCAAATAAAAGCAGTTGACAATGATCTTTTAAAGGATGCTCACCCCAGTATGCCAATCAGCAAACCTGATAGGCAAAGTAGGGTGACTTTCGGTGGCTCACAAAAGACTGAATAAGTTTTTTACAAGCCATTGTTAGTTACATTTTAATAACTTTACTTTTAAGGAGTAAACAATGGCAAATCAAAACGGTAACTTTGGGTTTCGTCCAGTGCTAATGATGGGTTCCGCTTATAACGGACAAGGTCAACAACAGATGTCCATCGCTAGTAACGAAACGAACTCCATCTTTATGGGTGATCCAGTTGTATTAAACGCAAACGGATCTATCTCTAGAGGTTCATCTGCCGGTGCTGAGCTTGTTGGTGTTTTCAACGGTTGTTTCTACACAGATCCAACATCACAAAAACCAACTTTCTCAAATCATTATCCGGGTGCGATTGTAGCTGACGATATAGTTGCAAACGTAATCAGCGATCCAAATGTAATATTTGAGGTCAAAGTAGATGACACAAACGGAGGAAGAGCTCAAGTTGGTTCCACATGTAACATTGCATCATACAGTGCGGGAAATACCAAATCAGGTATATCTAACGTAGCTATCGATGGTGATACATTTGCAACCAGCGACGCATCAAACTTCGCTGTGTATGACTTATCAACTGATCCTGACAACAGTGATTACACTGTAGCGAATGCAAACATTCTAGTTAGAATCAATAAACATCAGTATACTGATACAACAGGCGTATAGGGGGTTAAACTATGGCTATATCTAGAAGTCAACTCGTTAAAGAGTTAGAGCCAGGTCTAAACGCACTGTTTGGCTTGGAGTACAGTAGGTACGAAAACGAACACGCTGAAATTTTCGATGAGGAAACTTCAGATCGTGCATTCGAAGAAGAGGTAATGTTAGCTGGATTCGGCTCTGCACCAACAAAAACAGAAGGTGCTGCAGTATCATTTGATACAGCAACAGAGGCGTTTACTGCACGTTACACACATGAAACAATTGCATTAGCATTTGCAATCACAGAGGAGGCTATCGAAGATAATCTTTATGATAGACTTGCTGCTAGATACACAAGAGCTCTTGCAAGATCAATGGCTAACACAAAACAAGTAAAAGCTATTGATGTTTTAAACACAGCTTTCGCAGGCGCAGGTGCTGCAGGAACCAATCCTGGTGGTGATGGTGTGTCACTTATTAATACACAACACCCATTAGCACAAGGTGGTAACTTCTCAAACAGACTTGCAACTGACGCTGATCTTAATGAAACTTCATTAGAGCAATCATTAATTGACATCGCTGCATTCGTAGACGAGCGTGGGTTAAAGATCGCTGCTCAAGGTAGAAAACTTATCATTCCAAAAGAATTACAGTTTACTGCTGACAGATTAATGGCCTCTGCATTAAGAACAGGCACAGCTGATAATGACATTAACGCAATTAAGAACATGGGTATGATCCCTGAGGGTTACGTAGTTAACCACTTCTTAAGTGACGTAAATGCATTCTTTATCAAAACTGACGTGCCGAACGGTTTCAAAATGTTTAACCGTTCACCAATCAGAACATCTATGGAAGGTGACTTTGATACAGGTAACGTAAGATACAAAGCTAGAGAGAGATACTCATTTGGTTTCTCTGATCCTAGATGTGTCTTCGGTACATCAGGTGCATAATAAATAAATAATATGAAAGGGCGTATGTCTTTGACTGCGCCCTTTTTTTATGCCATATTGAAAGTCTAGCATTTAACAGTCATACACACTGAGCTAGCAGACGGTATAGAGACTGTATGACTATGGTCTATACAACCAAGGAGGTTTTATTATGGCTACACATTTTAAAGGGCCGATATTATTCTCAGCGCAAAGAGCTGCGTTAGAAAATTTAAATATCGCAAAATGGCCTGATCAATTCACCTATATGGATGATTTTAATCAGGGTGCGTTAGACGCAACACACGATTGGACTATCGTAAAAGACTCTGGAGCAAGTGCAGCAGTTGTTGCAGACGCTCTTAATGGTGAGGTAAATCTAACTTCAGCAAATACCACAGATAACGATGGTGCATCAATACAGGGTAAGCAAGAATCTTTTGCTTTACCTACAACAGCAGGAAACAAACTTTATTTTGAAACAAGAGTAAAAATTTCTGATGCTACACAAACTGACTTCTTAGTTGGTTTCACAGAAACTTTTGCTACAAACCCAGAAAACGCTTTGCTATCAGCAAACGTTATAGGTTTTGTTAAGGTGGATGGAACTGCTATCGTAAAAGGAACAACTGAATCTGGTGGTACTCAAACTTTAGTAGAATTTTCCGACACTACAAAATCAACTATGGAAAATGATACTTATGTAACATTAGGACTTATAGCTACAAAGGGCAGCTCAAGCACCAATAGAGTTGAGTTCTTTATCAACAGAAGTAAAGTAGGTACTTCAACAACAAACATTCCAACAGCTAATATGAAAGTAATGGCTATGAGTGTTTCTGGTGATGCTACAGGGCAAAAAATAACTACTGTTGATTACATCATGGCTGCGCAAGACAGAGACGTAAGCTACGAATAGGAGTAAATCATGTTTGCAGTAAAAACAGTTAAGAGAACAAGCACTGGCACTGTTTTTAGTGGTCCTGCTAGAGTTATTGGCTTACATGCGATTGCAGGTGGTTCAACTGGGTCCATAGTCTTAAAAGACGGTGGCGCAGGCGGAACTACTTTAGTCGATTTAGATACACCTGCTTCATCAACAGAAGGTATTGTAAACCCTTATTTTTCAGATGAGGGTATTAGATTTACCAGCGATGTTCATGTGACTTTGACTAACGTTACTTCAATAACTGTAATATTTGCGTAATGGCAGATAAACAGCCACCAAGAACTAAAAAATATTTCCGCCCCACTAAGGCAGGGGCGGGAATGACTAAGGCTGGTGTTGCTAAATATAGACGTGACAACCCAGGCTCTAAACTAAAAACAGCAGTCACAGGTAAAGTAAAGAAAGGTAGTAAAGCTGCAAAACGTAGAAAATCTTTCTGTGCAAGGTCTGCTGGTCAAATGAAAAAATTCCCTAAAGCAGCAAAAGATCCAAATTCAAGATTAAGACAAGCAAGAAGACGATGGAGGTGTTAATTGTTTAAAGCATACTTTTATCTATTCTGTGCCTTTATGACTGTCGTCTTTATGTATTTATCAATACAAACTTCCTCAGCAGAAACAAATACTGTGTCCAGCACGGTGGTAAATAACACGCCACCAACAGCAAATGCACCAGTGCTGCCTAATTCACAAAATGATTCTTGTAAGGTGGGTATCGGTGGAGCAGTGCAAAATAATATTTTAGGTATTGCTACAGGCGTTCTTATAGACGACCAGCTGTGTCAGCTTCTAAAATTATCTCGCAGCATGTACCAGTACGGCATGAAAGTGAGTTCTGTGGCCCTCTTATGTCAGGACCCTCGTGTCTGGACGAGTATGCAAGATGCAGGGACTCCGTGCCCTGTAAACGGGCTCATTGGGGCTGAGG